CTTGAAGAAGGCTTTGTGTTGCTCGGGCGTCCAGTTGTCTTGCGGCTTGGCAAGACGCGGCTGGCCGAGCATCTTCTGAGCGTTGACATGCATGCGACCAATTGCAGCGAGAGCTTCGTTGGAGTCTTTCGCTTTGACCGTCTTGAACGAAGCATCACCACGTATGTCTTCGGGAATGGCGCTGAGCCACGCAGGAGGCTGGTCGCCACCGCCACCGCCACCGCCGCCACCGCCACCGCCACCGCCACCACCGCCACCTTCTTCTTCACGAAGACGCACGAAACGCTGAGTATATTTATTCATCTGATAGTCCTTGTTCGATTTGTTTTATGAGCTCTGTAGTATCCTTATTTACCCCTCGCAGAATGGTCATCACGATGTGACGCTGACCTTCCTTGAAGGAAGTGGCGTGAGGATCCCCCGCCACAAAATTGTTTCCGACAACGCCGCTCTTCTGCATCAGATACTTAAGAACCCGCTTTCCTTGCGGCGTCTCAAACGTCGCTTGAAAGTCCTCGTGACGACTGATCAACTCACCAAGCTTTCCGAATCGATCTGTGATGGCGCTCTTGATACTCATACGCCACCGTTCTTCTTAGCGATCGAAAGATCCTTCGTTGTGGCCGCAAGTTCGCGACCCGCCTGAACCGCCATAGCCGCTTGCTCCTGCTGAGCGCGCTGTTGGCGAAGTGCTGCGATTGCATCAGGACTGCGAAGAATCTTGCGCGTGACGTTACGAATCTTAGCAAGCTCTTGGCCAGCAACATCCGTGTCGAGAACGTCCATTATGTTAGGAGCAATCGGCGAGAGGATGGAGAGGTCCTGAATGAACTGCTGCATGCCCTGTGCCTTCTGACCCACCTGAGCGAGGGCCGCAGGAGAGACGTAGGTGATCCCAAGCTTCTTCTTCTGAAGTGAGGTAGGAGCAGGAGGTAGGTGGCCAGCAGCCAACTTCAAGTTGTAGGTGCGGATGATGAGCGGGCTGAGGAGCTCCACCTCGGTGCGACCAAGCATCGGGCTCATCTGACGAAGCATCTCGTTGCGATCATCAACGATCTCGGTGGTCGTCTGACGCTCGTTCTTCTTTTGACGAATGATCCAGTCCACGTAGAACGATTTCATGATGTGATCACGACGTTGATTCATCATGTCGAGACCAATGTCCGGGCGACCCTGCGTATTGAGCGGTTGGATCGTGTCCTCCTGACCCGCTTGCTTGAAGATCAAGCTGCCAGGGGATGTTTTGATTGGCAGCATGAATCCGTCATCAGGAACGATGAGAGGAGGATCGATCATCTTCTGCGCGCCGGTGATAATCACACGCGACATCGTGTTGATCATCTTGATGTCTGGCAAGCACGTCATCGCAGGCGAGCGACCGTATTGCTCACCAGCAAGTTTCGTCCAGCGAGGAACATGGTAGGGGAAGTCGTCGTAGCCACGCTCACGAAGCGTCTCCTTTAGTTCCTGACATACCCACGAGGAAGCAAACTTCTTCTTCTTGGCGCCGAGACCGTAGGACTTGAGCTCCGTGCGAGGACGAACGCAGTGAACGATGTGGAAGATCTTGTCGGCATCCTTCTCAGCGGCCTCACGAATCTTCGTGGGGATGTGGTCGTCCTGACGGCTGAACTCATCCATGATTTGGCGAGCAGACATGCAGGTCATACGATACATCGTATCGACTATACCCTTGGAGCTCTCCTTCACGTAGCAGTCAGCGAGAGGGAAGGCGCGGAAGTGAACGTGACGGTTATCGTAATCCCAGTCTTGATAGAGGACGCTTGTGCCGAAGGCGCCAAGGTCTTGGTAGACTTCGTGCAAGCACGGATTCAGGTTGACGTTCGGCTTCGCATACTCCTTGAAGAGGATGTCACTCACCTGCTCCAGCCAAAGCAACGCCTCATCGCTCAGCTCCTCATTCTCCTCGGCGAGTGAGATGTTGAACCAACGCTCGGTGGGAGACGTTAGGAAGCTATCGAGACCGGCAGCAAACTGCTCAAGAGCCCATGGAGCAGAACCATCGAAAATGTTCTCCGTGCGGCGATCACCCTGAGTGGCATTGCGATTAAAGTCCGCGGTATTAGGGCGAACAAGCTCACGAATGTCTTGCCACTGGTTCTCGAAGTTGTATCGCATTGAGCGACACTTCTCGAATTCCTGAATGCACTTCTTACCGTTTGCGTCTCCGTCCATGGTATGGGTTAGCTACCGAGTAGATCCTTGATGCGGTCCGCGAGAGGATCGCCTTGGGTTGAGGTGAGAATGGTAGAACGACGACCTGTGTTACGAGTCGCATTCGCCGTTGTGGTAGAGGCCGAAGTGGCCGTCTGACCCTGGCGGGGCGGTGGCTTGGGAGCCTTGACAGATCCGCCTCCCATCCCCTGCTGTTGCTGCATAGGGAAGTTAACTCGCTTTTGGAGTGGCTGGTGCTGTAAGTTGTGCACGGTAGGAAAGAATGTTGGTATCGTAGAATCGAAGTCTTCCCAACCTCTGCCAACCAACATAAGGTAAGAAGTAAGGCATGTGCCGCAAGCACTCCCACGGAGGAGCACCAGCCGCAAGCCATACGAACCAAGTATCCGGTTTGCTGAAGTGGTAAGTTGGGTCCGATATAAGCTCCCGAGAGGCGGATCTTTCAATCGGCCTCCCCATGAGAAACATCGCAGGAGTAGATATTACATAACCATTTCTCAGATGTAAAGCCAAATCTTGCGGGAAAGTTCGTGCCCCTGGATCACGCTCATAATACTCCATCGCAAGATCGAGTGGCGTCTTATCCATGGATGTCGTAGTCATTATCCGCCTTCTCCTGCAGAGGTTTGTCGTACTTCTTCTTTTCCTTGAACCCCCAGGCGAGGTAGCCGAACGCATCAGCAGGGTGCGACGACCAGTCATGCTCCGGCTTGTTCTTATGGATCTTGCGAACCTCATCCCACTCCTTGCGGTAGTTGCGCAGACCCTCGATCAACCTCTCGCACTTCGTCTGATCAATCCAGCAGCGCTGAAGGAACGTGCGCGTGTTGTCGATTCGGTCCTCAACGCTATGCTGCTTAATGGTCGTGAACTTTATGCCCAGGGATTTAGCGGTGTCTTTGCGTGACTTGCCGCTGGAGAACTCACGCACTTCGATATCCCACGGAGCAAAGTGCGTTCCATACATATACTCCTTATCCTTGAGAACTTTGACGTAGTGCGGAATACCTTCGCCGCTCTCCTCGTAGTAGTCGATGATACGAACCTCGAGACCATACTGCTGGTAGAACACGATACACGTTGCATCATCCACGCCAAGGTCCCACGCCGTATGGACCGGCAACTTCGGCTCCCAGGGTACGTTACAGATGCGCCCCTCTTCTTGCGCCTTCATCATCTGGTTGCCGTAGTATGCACCCACGATAGGAGCCTCGAACGAGCAGTAGAACTCCTGCTGGATCATCTCCTCTGGCATACCTGACGCTCGTTCCTCATCAATAGCCTCCTGAGTGATCGCGTGCGTATCATCCACCGTCAAGACCTCGGCGAACCAATTCGGATTCTTCTTCGCCATCTCCAGCATCGTATGCCCATGGTTCTTACCGCGCGCAGTATAGATGAAGATTGCCCACCCGCCGTTTTCCGCCAAGATAGGTCGGATGTAATTCCACGCGCGGGGGTCCTGTAGGGAGTATTCAGAGAAGATGCAACCGACTGGGTTCGCGCCCACCAAACGATCTGGGTCCTCAGTGCCAACCACCTGATAGACTCCACCCGTCTTGAACGTGAGCTTCATCTCCGTGTTGTTCTTAGCCTCCACCAACTGCTCAGGAAAGTGATCGATGAACTTGCGTCCAGCCTTCGTAAACCCATCCCACGCGATCTTGCGTCCCTGATTATACGTAGGGAACAGATGCCAATAGACACCTGGTCGCTCGACCATGGACGTGCAGCACCAGTTCAGTGAAAACAAGTCCTTGCCGCATCGACGATGCCACACAGCCACGGCCCTCTTTCCTCCGCCCTCGAGGAACTGCCAGAGTGGTAGCTGATAACCGCGCGGGGTCCAGTCATGAGGGATCTGCAGTTCGGTGCTCATACTCCAAATGCGACGCATACGCCGATTGACAAACACCTAGCGACCAAGTAGATCGCGACGAGAATTAGGAAGCACTTGATCATATTGGTATCGCCGGCTGCTCAACCGGCTTCGCCTTGTCACCAGGGGTTTCCGAGAATTTGCGCACGGTGATCGTCATGTTCCCGCTGCCTTCGACCGTGATCTCGGTTGACTTGAGCTTCGGCGCAGTATATTGCGCCAACTCACTATGAATCTCCTTGCGCATCTTAGCATCATACACGTAACTACCGTCCACGTCCTTGAGTTGAGCCATCGTTATGAGCTCTGCAATTGGATCGTAGTTCTGAGCGTGCATCGCCGATAGGATGCGAGAGCGCATCTCATTTGCGGTGAGGATGACCCCTGGCTTTGGGACAGTCGGACGCTGCAGCGCGAGTTTTCTTGCATGCTCCTCTAGCGCACGCTTCTCAATGTCGTTTTGGATCGCAGCCGGACTCTCCTTGATGTTTCCATCCGTGGTGCGAACGACCTTGTATCCTGATGCACGTGCCATGAAGGGAGGATTATAGTTCGGATGGGTATCGAAGTAAATGGTCTTGGCGCGGGATTGTTTGAGTGAATGGAATGAGGATGCCAGGGTTGTTGGATATGCGACGCAGTGAGAACGAACCAATAATGAAAGGTATGCGATAGAACAATATTTGATATAGAGTCATTTTAATTAGTAGTTATTGCCAATAAAATCCTTGTCAATAAAACAATTTTATATATAGAGTAATATAGCCCAGATGATTATTTATTGGATTATTGGTATTATTGACACATAAATAATTATATTCTTTTATACACTACGTGCGCGCGCATATAGTAAAACTGCATGAGATTTGCTAGTCCCTGGCTATAAGGGCGATGGGGATTGATAAAACGAACTAGATTTATGTGTTTATGGAAGGTTTTGAGTTGGTGAGTGAATAAAAAATTTAAGTGTCAATAATGTCAATAATCCAATAATCTGGCAATTGTAGGTATAGACTCTATGCACCAAAATGTATTATTGACAAAGAAATTACTACCAATAATAACCAATATCTATATAATAACTTGGTCACGACTCCTATTTGATACGACGAACGATGTATCCGAGACACTTCCAGATTTGCCCAGCAGGTCCATGGGGGACGTGTATAATCAATTCGGCGTGCGAAGCCCCCTATGGGCCATGTATTCGAGACTCGAGCACATCGCATTATCGTATTCAAGTTTCGAGCACGACGTATCAAGAACTCAAATACAATCACTCTTGTATTCAATAATGAACTACCAAGCTTAGACTTTACATAATAACTATTATAGACACTTGCAACTCGTGAACGAGACATAAGATCTTGGTGATACATAGCTTATACAACTTATGAATAGTATTAACCCGTATTCAAATACCCGATACGATATGAGATTCGATGCACCGTATTCAAGAATCGAATACGGATTTGCGAGATAGAACTACGACATCCTAAGATATAGATAATTGCCATGTGTCCACATCACCTCGTATTCATGTCTCGAATACGCTACGTGCTCAATAAACGAATACGCAGCATGCTCATATCAACATATCAATACGTATTGATACATAAGTAACTCATATCATCATATCAATATACGTTGATACAACTATTACTATCGTGAACGACCTACGATTAAACTTGCAAATAAGTGTTTACAAGCATGCGCAAACTCACCAACACTCAAGTGTATTCGATTCGTGAATACGCATAATCCATGTCCGAATACGTATTCATAATGTGAGCACACGAAAAATAAAACATCGTAAGTCGTTGCATCGTAACGATTAGCAACTTATCGAAAAAGAAAGATTCGCATTGGCTACTCACATAGTATGGTGGTCTCATCAAACGCGGCATGCATCACATGATACATGCAACGAGTGATACGTTCTTTGATACACACGACCGGTATATCTGCGAAGATGTGTCGGGTATACATAATGCGCGATCGTCACTTTACCATGACCACAAAAATCCGCATTAAGCTACAAACTAACGATGGCCAGTTCATCACAGATGTTGTCGTTGAGCATAAGTCTCAACAGATGTCTGCGAATACGATAATGACTCACGTTTCAAATCATCTCGACACGACACCGTTCGGCGATGAAAAAATCACGTATGGGATGTCAATCGAACTGATGCAGCCATAATTACCGATTGCGCATTATGTATACCTTGCACATCGCAAGGTAATCCCAAATCCGGATCATAGAGATGCCATCCACGAGAGTTTCTAATGAACTTCTGCGGGTATTCAACAGATTCATGTGATCAGTTGAATCGAGCTATCGTTCTACAGTCTGACACCGTGAACTTCGGGCATGACTGGATGGCATCTCTATGATCCGGAGGCGGGACAATCCAACGCTAGAATCATATACTATAATGAGCACCAAGAAAGCAGACAAAAACGCACCGTTCTCGTCCACCCTCACCAAGGATGACAAGGCACGCTACAACTATCCCCTGGTTCAGAGCCAGGATGGCATGTGGTATGTCTTCCCGAATGAGGCGACCACGGTGGCAATCATCAACCCGCGCAAGGTCCACGTCTCGTGGGCCAAGTTCTCAGAAGAGATGGAGCTCGCACCGGCTATCCTTCACGACCTCTTTGTCACCGCCTTCAACCGCGAGCCGACGAAGAGCGAGGCCAAGGATACCATCGAGATGTCCATCATGGTCTGGATGCAGCTCTCCAAGACGGCCATGAACCGTCTGAACAGCGCCCCCGATCCCAAGACCCTTAACGAGAAGGGTGAGGTCAAGCGCGTGTTCAAGAAGCTGCAGAACCGCGGCTACGAGGTCATCAAGCTCGAGGTGGATCCTGCCCTGAAGCTGCCACCGCAAGCCAAGGTGTGCTTGGAGTTCTTCTCCGAGCTCGTCAAGGAGGCCAACCCGAGTGGCGAAGACAAAATCGTCACCATCCCCGAGAAGGTGGTCCAGGACTACGTTCTCAAGGAGCAAGCTCGCCTCGCCACCCGCCAAGACCCCTGGCGCATCTTCCAGTATTACCGGCCGACGCTGATCAAGAACGGCAACATCCGTCTCGTTTGAGCACATCCGACCCTCTCTCCCGTAACTGGGAGGGCGGGTCAATTATGCCTGAACCTACATACACACTCGATCGTCATCAAGCGATCAACACACTTGAAGCCATATCCTGTGCAGTCCGTCGCTATGACATGCTCATGGCAGACCCTGCAAGTCCCGCGCGTTCACTCGCGCTTGAACCCATAAAGATCATCCGCAAACAATTCGTCGACCTCCACAATAGCATCGCCGCCAACTTCGGGTATCCTCCTATCCAATGATCTCCGCATACGACTACACCAAGACCTTGCTGACCCTCGTGGACGGCAAGACGCTCAAGCCACTCGAGATGGGACAAACCATCGAGAGCCGAAGCTTGATGACATTGCAGTGTCCCGCACCTAAGATCCGCTGTATACTCTACCATATCTCATGGCTCCCAAACAACGTCTCGACGTCCTTACGCTATGCATAATTCTCGCCAGTCCATTCGTAATATACCTCGCTCTGACCTGCGTGCACATCCTCACGCGCCGATGAAGCGAGGTCCACTGCTAATCACCGCAGCCCTGCTAGGAATATCCCTGGGCTGCGCCTTCATGGCCGCCTGTTCACTTTCCGTTAGCTAACCTTAATATCAACCATATCCGTATATGCCTAAAGTAAACGAAGAACAGCAACAGTCCAGGCTCGAAGCCGTCCGCAAAGGACTTGCCAAGTGCACCGATACCGTCGACCTGTCGATGAAGATCGCGACTTCACTCGCTATGACCTCCATGTCTCGCCTTGATTTGCCGCCCGGTTCTCCTGCTATGGAGAATGGAAGTCTTGCTCTCATGCAGATGATGGGCAAGTTCATGCCTGACATGATGGTTGAGATTGCTACCATCGACCTCCGCTGTGTTGCCATCGTGCTCGCCGAGAACCCGATGATCTTCGAACCGGGTGAGCTCCAGCAGATTCTCCAGCAGATTCTCGAGGGCCGTGCTGCTCAACGTGAGATCAACCGCCAGCCGTGAGCAATCCCGCAGCCACCCTAAACCGCCGCTCTTTGCCACACGCGAAGAAGCGGCGTCACCGTTACACACTCGCCGATGACATCGACATCATGGTCACTCGGCTCGACGCACTCATAGACGTGGCCCGCGAGATGGGTCGCACGTATTACGGCACCGCAACCCGTCGGTCGAAGCTATTACGGTCATGAGCGCCATTTGCTATTGCCACAAACCTGTTATTCGCAACCATGCTAACGGATCAAGATCCTGTGATAAGTGCAACTGCTGGTATATACCCGAACATGGAAGTGGTAAGAATCCCGGTCCGACTGTAAAGTATCGAGAGACTAAGAAGCTTGGTCGCAACGATCTGTGCATGTGTGGTAGCGGAAAGAAGTTCAAACACTGCTGCCAAGGTCGGGTAATTTCATCGGGTTAATTCTATCCATCATTCCTATCACTTAATTCATTCCTGTTTAACCCTCTATGACCGCGTAATGCCTAGGCATGCGCGGTCAACACCATTTATGCTTAAACCATCAGACCTACAAGTCACTACCCGCGAGGAGAAAGGTTTCATCGAAGTTGAAGCCAAGCTCATCGTAACTGGATACACAAAGATCGAGCGCGGAATGTATCGCGACCTCAAGGAAAAGACGATCGAGCAGATTAAACAGTCTGTTCGCGATCAGTGCTGGCACCACATCTACGGTGATCTCGACCTAAAGCTTCGGGAACTTCACTACGTCAACACAACGCGCGAGGGCTTCAACTCGATGTTCAGACCGAGTGACCAGATCACCGGTCTTATTGGAGAGCTACAGCAGATTCTCGATGCCACTAAGAAACTAACTGGTGAGAAACAACCCGCAAACAAACTCAATCCCCTGTAAAGATAACATTTACTTGGACACACATCGGGAAGTATACTGTCAACGTCATTGAGCAACTCATCTTCGAGAAGCTTATACCACATCAACCATACATCGAAAGACATACCATCATGGCCGAAAAATCCACCAAGAAAGCCCAGAAGCCCGCCGACGCTGCCGCGCCGGTTCCCGCCGTCAAGGTCGCCAAGACCGTCAAGCCGAAGACCGTCGACGTCTTCAAGTTCCTCAAGCCCGTCGGCGAAGGCGATAAGCTCGCTCCGCAGGCGCGCACCATCGTCACGGTCCTCCAGACCAACGCCAATGGCAAGGCGCCCGAAGAGCAGGCCGGCCTCAAGCGCGATGACCTCGTCACCGCTCTCGTCGGCAAGCTCAACACCCGCCAGCCCGAGAGCCGCATTCTGACCTACTACCAGAAGGCGCTCGCCGAGGGCGGTTACATCCGCATCGAGACCACCGAGCTGCCTGCCGAGGCTGCTCCGGCGGCCGCTGCCACGGCCTAAGGCCAACGAGTTCTCCCACATGGGTGGGAGGCTCACTAAACCCTCGCACAAAGTTCCGAGCTGCCATAGCTCACGGTAGGGATGCTGGATGGAGTGCGTGCGAGGGTTTAGAGAGCCTGTCGAGGAGACCACAATCGCAGCTGACACCGCCGAAAGGTCGGTACACGCTTGACAAGTTCTGTTCTTTATCAATTTGGGGACGTGGCTGAGTCAGGTCTAAGGCGCAATAGGAGATAATAGCCTGCGTTATATTGGTAGCTGGCCATTGCAGTATTCTAGTAAAATAACGATGTGGTTTACTGCAAATACGGCTACCGCAAGTTCGAATCTTGCCGTCCCCACCACTTTAATTCGTTTACATATCTTCATATCCACTATATACTTATACCTTTATGCTCCCCGACTACAAGATCACTCGCGAGATGGCGATCGTGCTCATCAACGAGCTCGCTCCTAAGTTCGAGACCTTAGGATTCTACCTCGGTCTCACTGGTGGCTGCCTCTTCCGTGGCGGCTCCAACAAAGACATCGACATTATTGCCTACCCGTTTGGCGATGATCGTGACGATAAGACGATCACTGCTGATCAGCTTAAAGCGCTGGGCTTCGAGATTAAGGCTGATACGTCTGGAGACGCTTGCGAGGGTTCCAATAACGGCGATGACATGATTGTCTTCGTTACCTTGTTTAATAACGTCCGCGTCGACCTCTTCATTCTATCATGACCGCTATCTACCGTCCAGACAAGCTGCCAACCAAGTTCCGTCCGATGCTCGCCGCCAAGGCTGGAGCATTCGAGAACCTTCGCTATCCTGTCTACGCCACCCCTAAGCTGGATGGTATTCGCACGCTGACTGTCACACCCTCAGTTGCTCGCACAAAGACCCAGCGGTCTGCTCCCGTTACCCGCAATCTGAATGATATCCCGAATCTTCACATCTACAAGACGATGATCGATCTGCCAGTCGGTCTCGATGGTGAGCTGATGGTAGGCAAGACGTTCAACGAGACCTCATCTGCGGTCATGTCGCAGGAAGGTTGGCCCGACTTCCGCTATGTGGTCTTCGACATGGGTCATGAGCAGATCTTTCGTGGCGGCAAGCAGCTTCGCTATCTCGAGCGTCTCGATGTCCTTCAACAGATCGATCTTCCCGACTACTGCCAGAAGCTGCTACCCATTCAAATCAATAACCCTGATGAGCTCCTGGCATATGAGGTAGCGTGTCTTGGCCAGGGGTATGAGGGTTGCATGATTCGCACTGCCGACTCCCCCTACAAGTTCGGTCGCTCCACTCTTAACGAGCAATACCTGCTCAAAGTCAAACGCTTCGAGGATGGCGAGGCTATCGTCATCGGCTTCGAGGAAAAATACACAAATACAAATGAGGCAACCACAAATGAGCTGGGATATAAAGAACGGTCCACCCACTCGGCTGGCATGCATCCTGCCGGTGTCTTGGGCGCTCTGCGCGTTAGGGATCTCAAGACCCAAGTCGAGTTCTCCGTCGGCACGGGTTTCGACGACATTGCCCGCAAGATGCTCTGGGCAAGTCGCTCACTCCTCGAAGGACGGATCGTCAAGTATAAGCATCAACCCTACGGCCAGGTCGACGCGCCACGCTTCCCCGTCTTCTTGGGCTTCCGTGATAAAAGTGATTTCTGATCTTACATATCTCAAGGCGGTTTGGTCGGCAATGCAACAACGTTGCTTAAACCCGAACCACAAGAACTACCATCGCTATGTT